GGCATTGATGTTCTTGCTCGAATCGATTCTCGGTGATGATGCTTCGGTCAGCTACAACAGCCAGTATGAAAAGAACCTTGCCTATTTGAGCAACTGCCTTAACAAGTGGCTCAAGAAGTGGGAGCAGGAATCGCAATGGAAACTGCTTGGGCAACGTGCGCAGCGAAGCATGTTCTGCAAATTCGATACTGCGGAATTGCTCAGGTCCGACTACAAGACCACCATTGAATCCTGTGCGTTGGCAATCAATTCAAGAATCATTTCACCCAACGAGGCGAGAGAGCGAATCGGTCTTAATCCGTATGAGGATGGAGACGAGTTCTTTAACCCAGCAATCACTCCAGGGACTCCTAGCGAGCCCGAGAGCAGCGACAACGACTCGGATGATGCAGAAGAGGCAATCGCAATCGAGAACAGTAACAAGCTCGCTGTGACGGCAAGAATGAAGCATCTGCTGGGTGTAACAGCCAACCACGCAAAAGACGCTGCTGGCCGAAACAAGAACTTCATGAATTGGCTAGATGACTACTACGGCGAAGACGGCAAGTGGAACAAGACATTTGCCAGAGCGGTCGAGGAATTTGGCGGATCTCCAGACGTAGCATCACGGTGCGTCTGCAATTTACGAGAAAACCTGCTTGAGGTTGCTGGCAGCGTCAACCAGGAGGGACTTTTGGCAGCGGTTGCCGAGGTCGTCAAAGATTGGCCCTCGCTTGCGGACAAGCTTGCGGACGAAGTATTACTGGAGCAATGCGATGCTTAAATCAAACTACGAAACCGGCACGATCCAAATGTACGGTGAAATTGGATCGTACATCGAAGAGGGTATTTCCGACCGTGACCTGATTGATATCCTCGGCCAAATGGACGGTCAGGACATCACGATTTCGCTCAAGAGCGATGGTGGAGATGTCTTTGAGGGGTTGAGCATTTACAACCAACTCGCACATTACGATGGCAAGGTCACCATCGTCGTCGATGCACTAGCGGCGAGCATTGCATCGGTTATCGCCATGGCAGCGGATGACATCGCTATCCACGAAAACTCGATGATGATGATCCACAACCCGTGGACGGTCGCCCTGGGCGATGCGAAGGAATTCCGAGGAGTCGCAGATTTGCTTGATCGGGTGGCAGCGGATATCGCTGGAATTTATTCCAGAAGGTCAGGACGGGACGACAAGCATTACCTCGAGGTGATGGAAACCGATACCTACTATTCGGCTCAGGAAGCACTTGAGTCTGGACTGGTGGACCGAATTATCGAAGTCGGCTCAAGCAAAAGCACGCAGAATATTGCAGCTGCAACGCAAAAACCCGTGGTTTCCGCAGCGGCATTTCCACGGCGCAATCACTGCGAGCGGAGAATTCGCTTGACAAGTAAGCGGTGATTTGCTGAAAATAGAGTTCCAACAACATTTGATTGGCTTTTCCGACTCACTCATTAGCGTTTCGGCTTGCCGGTCTGGTGTTACTGTTTTGTATTAACTCAGTACCATCGGACGGAGCAGCGGACGTTATCTTGCTGCTCTTCCGGTTACGACGGAGAGCAATAATGCTTAAGAATTCTCAAGAAATCCGAGATCAAATCTCGGAGCAGCGTATCAAAGCACAAGCAATTGTGGACGTTGCCAAAGCGGAAGATCGGGATCTGACGGATGACGAGCAGTCGTCTTTCGACCAACTCGTTGATTTGGCCGATGCACTGGAATCGAATGATTTGGTGCGGGCTGAAAAGCGGGAAGACCTCGAAGCAAAAGCCAAGCAAGCAATCAAATTGCAGGCGAAAGTGGATGCTGGCGATATTCAGATCGGTTCGGAGTCTGGAGAAATCCAGAACAACTTCAGCGTTCCTGTGCGTGCGAAATCGTCCCGAAAACTGCAAGCCTACGACAACGAGCGTGATGCTTATGTCGCAGGTAACGTGATCCTCGCCAATGTATTTGGCAATCACAAGGCAACGCAATTCTGCAATGACCTCGGACTCGGCCTGCGAAATGCACAGGTCGAAGGTCAAGATCCAAAAGGTGGATTCCTTGTTCCCGAGGAAATGCAGCGGACGCTGATTCGCCTGCGTGAAGAGCGTGGTGTATTCAGTCGGTACGCCCGAAATTACCCGATGGCAAGCGATTCGCTGTTCGTGCCCCGTGACATCAACGACCAGACCGCTTACTGGGTTGGTGAGAATGTTGCGATCACTGAGTCGGATGCCGACCTCGGTGGTGCGGAACTGATTGCGAAGAAGCTCGCATGCTTGACCAAAGTCTCAAGTGAACTCGACGAAGATAGCGTCGTGGACATCGGTGAGATGGTGACTCGCAGCATGGCTTATGCTATGGCCGATAAGATTGACGAAGCTGGTTTCAACGGAACTGGAACGTCAGCCTACGGTGGCGTGACAGGTTTGGTTTCAGCGTTGAACGCAAGTGCAGTCAACGACGCTGCCTCTGGTAACGTGTCGAGTGCAACCTTGGATCTGGCAGACTTCCAAAATACTGCGGCAATCTTGCCTGAGTATTCTGGCAGCAACAACGTCTGGTTCATGCACAAGCAAGTGTACTGGGAAGCAGTCGTGCGAACTCAGTTGGCACAGGGCGGTTCTTCGGGTGCTGAAGCATCCAACGGCCTTGGTCAACCAATGCTGTTCGGTTATCCCGTCGTGTTCACGCAAGTGATGACCAATAGCCCAAGCACTAGCACCATCTGTGCTTACTTTGGCGACCTGTCGCTTGCCGCAACTGTCGGAACTCGCCGTGCGGTTCGCACTCAGGTATCGGTTGATCGTTACTTTGAGAACGACATGATTGGTATCAAATGTACCGAGCGTGTTGCAATCAACGTGCATGAGCGTGGCGACACGATCCGCACTCGCCCAATCGTTGCCCTGAAGACTGCCGCTAGCTAGTCAACAGCCAATCAAGAGCCCGCACCTTCGGGTGCGGGTTGTTTCCACAAACTCCTCCCTTTGGGATTCATAACATGAACGATTTGCAAGTTGCAAAATACGTCCAGGTGATTGCTCCGGTTGCCATTGTTGACAACGCTTCGTGGACCACGAACGAAATCGACACGCTCGACTGGGACTACCTCACCGTGGTCTTTAACCTGGGTGCGACCGACATTGCGATGGCAGCACTCAAGATGCAGTCCTCCGATACCACTGGATCGGGTTTTGCCGATGTCGCTGGATTGGATGCAGACGGCGATACTGACATCGATGGCACTGCCGCAGCGCTTCCAAGTGCTACGGACGATAACAACTTGGTTATCTTCCAGGTCGATCTGCGTGGTCAGAAGCGGTTCTTTGATCTCGTTGCTACCGCCGGGGACGGAGCCGCAGGCTCTTTTGCTTCGGCTATTGCGATCCTGAGCAAAGGTGCAGTTGCCGCAGTTACGTCATCCGCCATGGGTGGCGAAACCGTCCTGCGTGTTTAATCATGCTGGTAAAAATGATTCGGACATGGTCACGCATCAAAGCTGGCCATGTCCTATGCGTGTCGGACGAAGAAGGGCGCAAGCTCGTCGAGGATCTAGGAGTCGCAGAATATGGCGAGAAGAGATTACCTGTTCGCTCCGAAGGTAAACAGAGTAAGCGGTCCAGCAAGCGAACCGGTGACGGTGACGCAAGCGAAAGACCACTGCGAACTTCTGGCAAGCGACACAACTCACGACGCAAAGCTAACAAGGTACATCGCAGCGGCGAGGCAGAGGATTGAAAACGAAACCTCGTATGTTCTGATGACGCAGACGTACACGCTTTCGTTTGATGCATTCCCAGATTTCGACAAGATTAAGATCCCCAAGCGACCTGTGTCGAGCGTATCGAGCATCAGTTATTACGATGCAGATAACTCGCAGCAAACGCTTGGGACGGATGTCTATGGTGTTGATACGAGCCGCATGCCGTTTGTTTACCTCAAGTACAACCAGTCTTGGCCGACGATCACAGAGCAGCACGGTGGATGCACAATCCAGTTCAATGCTGGTTTTGGAACTGCGGATCAGGTTCCTTCGATTTTGAAGCATCTGATACTGGTTCAGGTTGGATCGTGGTTCTACGACCGAGGCGACGTTCCAGATCGGGACTGGAGCATGGCATACGACAGATTGTGGCGAACCGTACAGGACTCTGCGTACCCATGAGAACTCGATATCGTGGTGCAATTGGTCGTCGTCGCCATCGTGCAACTTTTTCACAGCA